TCGTCCATGGTTAGTGCGCCTCCATCGTCGCGACGATCTGCGCGCGCGCCAACTCGCGCAGTGCGGGGTCAACGTTCGGTGCATTGTAGACACGGAGCAGCGAGACGAGCACGGTAAGGTCTTGCATGATTGTGTTCTCCTATAGTAGGGTAGGCGGAAGGTTGCTGCGGTGGAACTACTGGCGCTTCTTCGCGGCCTTGCGGTCCTTCTTCGACGGCAGATCAGTCCATCCAGACTTCTCGTCGCGCAGCATCTCGAGCAGCAACGACTTGACTTGCTTGCCGTGCGCTGCCCGGATGCTCGGGTTTGACCGCGACGTACCGAGCGAAACGCGCTCGATGAATTTGTCCAGCGACTTGATGGTCTTCTCGACCAACCGAATCGCCTTCTTGTCCTGCTCGCGCTTCGGCGCGGCAACTGCTTTCTTTTTCGTGGCCATTGGTTGCGTTCTCCAAAATGAATGCGCCCGAGGCACTGTTGCCTCGAGCGTCCGACGTGCGCTGCACTACCTATTGTTGTTCAGCAGACAGCGCGATGCTTGCCTGCTCGAGCCAATGCCAGACCTTGCTGTGTTCTGGCGTGCGCGTGCGGTGGATGAACCATCGGGACCGAACGCGACAGCGACGCGCAATGCGTTGCATCATTGTGACCTCCATGGTTAGCCCGACGTGTTACTTCGACTTCTCCATCTCGCTGAGTGAACGATCGACAAAGCCAAGTGCCTTCAGGTATTCCTTCGTCGTGTCACGCGGCAGCGCGGCAACGACGACAGAGGACAGATGAATGTTCGGAAGCGGCAAGTGCATCGACAGCGTGAAAGCGTTCATGCCAGTGCCAATCACTTCGATACCGGCATTATCGTTCACGTACATTACCGGCTCGCCGTCAACAGCGAGCGGAAAGTCTTCACTGCTCAGGCACGGAAGCGTACCGTCTTCGCCGCGCTCAGCGCCAGCGAACATATCCCAATCGAGTTCATCGAACGGAACCATCTTGATGGCCATTGTTCAGTCTCCTATAGTAGGGTAAGCGCTCGGACTTGGGACCGAGCCGTGCATTAGCACGCGTCGCACCGCGTGCCCCTCTGCGTCAACCGTACAATGTGTCGACGAGCGCGATGGCATCCGACTCGTTCATGCCGGACATCACGAGGATATCGATCGTCGCTTGCCGTGTGTCACCTTGCGACGCGAACTCGAGTGCTGTCGTCGCCTGCGAAATGTTGTCACGGCTTTTCACCGGAGCGTCTTTCTGCAGGAGTCGTAGATTGTTGATGACCTGATGCAGCGACTGACCAGATTTGGCGCGCAGCGACTGCAACACTTCGCCCATCGGCTTGCTGGCGTTGCGCTGACGGCGCGATTCGCGCATTTCATTCGCAGCATCTTCAGCGGCATTACGTTTCTTGCTTGACATGGTTTCTGTCTCCTATAGTAGGGTAGGGTTGTTTAGCGTTTGTGTATTGCCCTGCATTATACTGCGCACCGCATTCCCGTTTCACTAATCCAGTGTCAGCCCTTCTCCTCAGGCCAACTCATCCTGGCTCTCTCCGGCGAGACAGCGAACCGCGACGTTGTAGTTTGGGAGTTTGCTTCTGGCCTTTGATCGGGTGATGCAGTTACCTCGTCCAGAGGATATCCACTTGCGCCGGACTGCTTGGCGTCTTCCGTTGAAATCAGCTCCCTCTTGGGTCCGGCCGATTAGACGGTGCACTGCAAGAACCAACTTCATTCTGGACGAACTACTGCACTGACCGCGACTTTGTCTCCATTAGCGTCTACTAATCGCGAACTCGTGCCGCATTTGGTGCGCAGGTCCTAGGCGGTTCGGCAACCTCTCGGTTCCGGTATCACTCATTTGTCCGCCCTGACAAGAATCCGGTACTGGCGTGCTAGTGTGCCCGTCGGGTTCGCGCAAGCGAGGCGACTACGGCATTAGCGTTCTTGTATTTGTCAAAAATCTACTTGCTAGCGCGGCGGCCTAGTGTGCACTGGCGTAGTGGCATCGCTCGCTACACCATATAAGGTAGCAGGCACAAGGGTACCACGCAAGTTGGCTAAGTTGTTGTAAATCAAGCACTTACGGCACTAGGGTAGGGCAGGGCAGGTAGTTAAGTGCCAATCTAGAGGGTTAACTGCCACTTGCCAGGTGTGCGCTGCACGCCGGACCAGGTAGCACGAGCAGGCGTAGAGTATTACAGAACGCTAATGCTTACGACGCTTGACTGAAGCACGCACGCGCGACGCTGAGACTGTCAGTCGTCTATGCTCAGGATCATACGCTGACGGACCATACTCTCCGGCGAGCATGTTGTTCCGTGCGGTCTGGTAGGGACGGCGGAGGAATGCAGCGACCTGAACAATCGTCCACTGCTCGTCGTCATCGCGAGGCTTTTTCTTCTGCTTTTTCGATGTAGGCATCCCGGAGAGCTCTCATCTGCTTAGGGGCGTGACCGCGAAAATCATCGCGATAGATGCCGGCTCGTGCGCTTCCGGCCATGAGGTCAATGAACCAACGACACACGCGCTTCGCGTCATGATGTTTTGACACGATTGCGCGGCCATTGGCGTTGATATCGCGCGCGATCTTTGCCGGGAGCGCAACAATCCGATCGATCTCGCGCGCGAGTGCTTTCGGTGTGATGTCAAACGGGACTTCGAAATGCGTGGAGTCGGCTTCGAACATCTTTAGCTTGTTCACTTCGCGCATGCTCTCCGCGATCACCAGCGGAATGCATCCGTTGTTGATGGACTCGAGCGTCGAATAGTTGAAGTGATTGCCGAGCGCGGCATGCGCCTTTGACCAGCTGACGTCAACCATCACGCGACTGCGCTGATACACTTTCTGCAGTACACGCGGAGAGATGAATCCCGCATAGTGCATGTCTGCGTCAAGCGCTGCTTGCCAGATACCCTCGTACTTCGGCTTGCACTTGTCAACGCTCCGCATATATCGCCCTTCAATTCCGTCGCCAGCGATGTAGTTCTCTGCGACACGGAGACGCGGAATCGCGCGAATCACGAGGTCCATTCGCTTCCAGGCTTTCCACACGTGCGCGCTGACGAATCGCGGTCGACGTGCGGTCCAGGACTTCTGCGTATCGCCATTCAGTGGCACGATCGGGCATCCCATGTACGCGACGCGAGACGGAAACCAGCGCAACGCATTGAATCCAGCTTCCTGCGCCGCCGTGATGGCGATCACCTTGTCTGCGATGTCCATCAAGTACGGATAGAGATCACGATAGTGCGCGTCGTGCGTCGCGATGATCTGTGGCGGCTCGATGTCGTACAACTTCATCCAGTGCCCATCCGGATCCCACTTCGGATTCGGAATCTGATGAATGACGAGATCGAATTTGCGCGCGTACTTTCGCCACTTCTTTCGCTGCTCGACATTGCCGTAGCTGAAGACCTGGACTCCGTACCATCCCTGTGTGACGTGCGCTTTCGTCCCGACGTCGCTGGTGTACGCGCCCACCGTCGGTGTGTCGGGCTTGATCATGTACGGATCGCGCGTCGAATTGCGCAACACAACGAACTCGCACTCGTGGCCCATTGCCACGAATGCGTTCGCCATGATCTCGACGTAGTTCACGATCCCGCCGTAGTCCATCAGGTCGAAGACCGTCTGCAGAATCTTCACTTGACCCACCGCGATGTGCACGGAATCTTCGTCGTGTCGATCCGACTCTTGAATCGATCAACGATGTCGTGCACTTCGTTGATCAGTGCATCGTTCAGCAGCGTCGGCTTCAGACCGAGATCGATGAACGAGTGATTGTCAACGTTCAGTGTGTTCGCTGCGGCCTCGTTGCGCGGATTGTCCACCATCTGCATATCCGCACCGGTCAAGTCAGCGCAGTGACGCGCGAGATCGTACACGCGATGCGTCTCTGTCATCTGATTGAAGATCTTGACCCGCTCGCCGCGCTGCGGCGGATTCTCGAGCGCGAGCTCGATGCAGCGCACGGAGTCGCGGATATGAATGAATGCGCGCGTCTGTCCGCCCGTGCCATGCACCGTGAGCGGATAGCCAATCGCGCCTTGCACGATAAAGCGATTCAGCACGGTGCCGTAGTCGCCATCGTAGTCGAAGCGGTTGATCAGCTCTTCGTGCATCAGCATCGGATCCGTCATCGTACCCCAGACGATCCCCTGATGCAGATCCGTGATACGGAGATGATCGTTCTTCGCGTAGTAGGCGAACATCTCGGCATCGAGACATTTCGTCATGTGATAGACGCTGCCCGGATTCGTCGGATAGCGGATCTCGCGTGGCGGTCCGAAAATATCATCACTGCGCGGACCTCGTGTGGGCACGACTTGGAGATAGCCTTCGGGCAGAATTTCGCCGTCCGTTGAACCATACCCATAGACACCCATCGTGCCGAGATGGATGAGATGCGTGTCCGACTTGAGATCAGCAAGAATCGCGAGCACGTTATGCGTCGCGTTCACGTTATTGTCGATCGTGTACATCTTGTGGCGCATCGTCTTCATTGAAAATGGCGCGGCGCGCTGTTGCGCGAAGTGAATGATCGCGCCAGGATTCGTGTGCGAAATCAATTGATGCAGCGCCTTGATATCGCGCGCGACATTGATCGTGACGATCTCGATGCGCTCTCCCATCTCCATGTACCATCGCTCAACGCGCTGCTCGAGCGATGCAATGGGCGTGAGCGACTCAACACCGAGGTCGTGATCGATGCGACGACGACTCAGATTGTCGACGATCGTGACCTCGTGTCCAAGCGATGAGAGATGGAGTGCTGTGGCCCATCCGCAGAATCCATCGCCGCCCAGAATCATAATTCGCATGGTGTTCATTTCTCAGGTGGAGTGTTGCGATACCCGTCATGTCGCTTGTGACGGAACTTGGGAATGCCTTTCTCGTCTGCTTCGCCGTAGAATTCACCAAAGCCTGGGAAGTCGCGCATCAGCTGCTTCATGCCGATCTTCCACTTGGACTTCCCTGCGCGATTCACGGTGTCCTTCATGCCGTCGATCTTGTTCATCCCAACGAACTGCACGCGCCCAACCGCGCCATCAATCTGCCGATGCGCGCATGATCGGTAGATGTCTTCATAGCACACGATCTCTTCCGGCAGAACCTTGTCTGGATGCACCGCTTTCACCATCTGTGCTCCGCCGTGCACGAGTGCGTACGATCGTGCATACCCACGACCGAGCCAGTCAACGCGCGACGTATTGGCAAAACCAACCAACGATGTCTCAGTCACGTCGATGCACTGGCGCGCCCACCTGATGACTGATCGCAACGGCGGATTGCTCCGATCTTTTCGCACGAAGAAGTTCGGCGCGCAGTCATCATCCAGCCGGAAGAAATACTTATAGCCATGCTTCCGTGCGATCGTGTAGCAGAATCGCACTTGCGGAACGAGTCCGCTCTTACCCTTGACCAACGTCAGCGTTCCCGGATATCGCCAACCTTTCTGGTCCAGCCATCGCTTGTGCTCGTCCAGCAGCGACGGATCGACGATGAGAAAGATCGATACATCTTTCGGGAATTGATTGCGATACGACTCAAGCGTCTTCAGCGGCGGAGAGCGCTTCGTCGGTATCACGATGCACACGTCGTGGAGATTCATCGGCCCATCAACCTCGCCGGTGAGTCGTTGGCGTATGCCATGGAGAGTGGCAACTGTACATCGGTCTGCTCACGCTCACATGTCCCGCGGAGAAATTCGGAGTAGCCGTGATCGATCGTCACATGTGACGGACGTTCGACCACCTGTCCGGATTCCCAGTCGATGAACGCGAATCCGAACGTGATCGCGATCGCAACTTCCACGCGACACCCGATGGCCTTTTCCCATCCGGGCATCAGTGCGATAGCATTGCACACCGACATCATCGTGATGATATCTGCGCGCAGACCTGGAAAAGCTGGCCGAAACCGCGGATCGGGCTTCGGCGAATACTCCGTGCCGAGTGCATTGATGTTCACATCAATCGGACTGATCACTTGCATGCCGAGTGAGCGAAGATACGATGCACATCCTTCGATCGCCGCATAGCCCTTGTCAGGGAGTCCGGTGCGGCGACCGCAAACGTAGACGATGAGATTCTGCTTCATACAATCACCACTGATCACCGAGTACGTTTGCCGGATGTTCGGCGCTACCGCCTTCGGTTGCGGATGTCTGACGATGACACCACTCTGCTGCGACGAGCGCGAGATACCGACGAAGATCCTGCACATCGTCGATGCGATCACGTTTGGCGTGCAGCATAGCGATGGGATCACGGTTGAACTTCTGTACCATCGGTGCGAAGCGATCCCATTTGCGCGCGAGCATCATGAACGCGCCGACACCGCCACGCTTCAGCCATGACGCACCATACTCCTGATCCTTCGCGATGATGTACTCGAAGTCAGTCTCCATCAACTTCGGAATGAGCGCAGCGTAGCGACGACGTCCCGCCTGATAGTTCGCGGCCGAATGATGCAGATACATGTCGGCGGCTTCCAGCTTCGCGAGATCATGCCGAAGACGAGCGATGTCCGCGAGTAGACGCTCGCCACCGAGCATGAGCGCATGAAAGATGTCGTACTGGTGCACACGACACGCGCTCTCGATGTTGCTCCAGATCACGGACATCACGTGGAAGTGATCATCCATGATCTCCGGTTCGCCGCGCACGCGCATGATCGCGTCGTTGTCCTCGGTCAGTACATTGCCGAGGAAGTTCAGGTGCAGAAACGGCGCGCGGAACTGCGCGAGATTGGACGTGCGCAGCGTGATCTCGCCGTATTCGCGGTGGAGTTGCGTCGGTGTGATTTGATCCATCGGGTCCTCAGCTGTGGGGAGTGAACTTCGCTTTCGGCCGACCGGTGCCCGCGTCGGTCCGCATATACTTCGAGAACTCGCAGAGACAGTTCTGCAAATCCTGCGCGTGCAATTCCGGGAACTTCCACTCAACGATATGCGGTGTGACGTACGCATAGAGATCGTTCAGTGCGTCCCGCCATTCATGCTCGCGCCATTTCGTATTCGGCGTGAATCCGCAGGTATATGACATGCCGCGTCGAGAGCCCGGTCCACTCGACGCGAAGGTCCAGAAATCCTTCGCTTGACGGAGCGGCGCAACGTACTTCATATCAGCCACAACTTGTGCTGCCATGAACGATCCCATGCCATCAAACGACATGAGTCGCCCATGAAATGCTTGCAGGGTATCGCCAGCACGCGGACGAACGAGATTGCGTGCTGCCCAGAGCGGATCGAGCACATACTGCGCGAGATATTCCGCCTTGTCCATCGACAGACCGCCGGTCGAAATGATATACGCACCACCGAAGCGTTGCAGTCCGGCGTCGCGACGACGTGCCATGATGCGACAGAATTGTGCGGCGTTCCAGTGATACGGCGACTTGATTTCATCCAGTGTGTCCGGGTGATTCACGAGTCGTGCAATCACCATCGCGAACCAGAGATCCTTCTCATCCTTGAACGGCGACCGCCAGTGTTCCGCAATCCAGAGCGTCACGCGATCGAGTTCCCGATACACATTCGTGAACTTGTACGTGCGAAGAATCTCATCGTGTGTCCACGGTGCTGGTAGCTTCTGCTCGAATCGGCGCTGATAGATCGCGTGACGCTCATAGATGAAGGTGAGCAGTCGCTTGAGTCTCGGGAACGCGTAGGTCATGCGGGTCTCGGTCCGAAGATTGCGGTGAGACCGCTCGCGAGAATGCCGAACGATCCGTAGGTGATCGTGAACATGCCGAAGAGCTTCGTCACCTTCACGTCCTTGTGATCGTCATACCATTTCCAGATGTCCGGCGCGACTTCCTTTCGCACATCGTCCCACAGTCGCTTCGTGAGTGACGATGTCTCTATCGGCGTGAATGCGCGCATCTCAGCCATAACTCCTCGCTTTCATGTGAAGGAAGTGCGTGAGCACAACGCCCACGCACTCCGATGATCGCTAGTGCCGCGGACCCCGGCGCTTTCCGGAGCCCTTCCGCCCGATGGCCGCCATGTGTGCGCGGTCCTTCGAGACGATGAGTCCGCCCTTGCGCCCGGCATCGCGCGCACTCGCGGAATCGAACCGATGAGCCGTACCGTTATCGCGCGCGGCTTGTCCACCTTTCGATGCGATGGCACGGCGCTGCTCCATCGGCATTGCAGCGAATCCTCTCGGCTTCGACATCATGACCTCTTGCTCTGGAGTTGTGGATTCGGAGCGAGGATAATCGTGTCTGACTTCTGGCACCACGGCTTGATGAGTGCCGCTTGCGCTGAGTCGAGTCCACGATCTCCAGGAATGTGATACTTCTGTGCCGAGTCAATCGGAATCATGCAGACTTCAATCGACGCGACCTTTGGCGTGTCAGTCGGTGGAACGGGGACAGCCGAACACGAGACAGCGACAGCGATCGTATCGGCTGACAGTTGCACCGGCCCACGCCACGACCGAAGATAGATGAACGAATCGCCGCAGCGCTTCGCCACGATCTTCGTTCCAACAACTGCGAGCACCGAATCTGTCCTGACGGTGAAGCGCGGGATGATCGAATCCCCAACGGACACGGTGATCGCTTCGTGCGCGCCATGCGTGAGCACCACCGTCGCAGCGCTGCCGACGGCGATGCCCGACACAGCAGGCACGAGAAGATTGAGCACTGCCCGTGCCCGAGTGTTCACGCGTCGCTCGAGCTTCGGGTGAACGATGCGATTCCCGGCGGCGGCTCTGTGCTGCCCGTCCCGTCGGTCGGCACCGGCGTTTCACCGCTTGGCACTTGCGGATCCGTCGGCGCCGCAGCGACTACCGGCCTGATGTCCGTCTTGATGCTCTCGATCGACGCGATGAGATCAGCGAAATCAACGGGCGACGTCTGTCCGGCGGCGGCCAGTTGTGTCTCGAGATCCTTCACGCGTGCAGCGAGTTGATCGCGGAGCGCGGTCAGCTGATTGACAACGCTCTGGTCATCAACCTGATCTGCTTCGATCAGCTGCCGGAGTGAATCGATCTCGGTGCGAAGGTCCTGTTCAGTAGCCATACAGAGCTCCAAGAGTGAGTGCGACATAATGAGCATGCGTCGATGTCGCATCAGGTGTGAAATGATTCGATCGACGCTTGATCGAATCTCGAACATGCGTGGGTTCGCTTGAATGATGGGCATGCTAGACGGTCGCTGGAATAGCAACGCCATGCGCGGACAAACACTGATCAGTCACTCGCTTGCGCAGTACCTCCTGTGTGAAGAGTTCGACCGATGATTGCGTCCAGACTGCCATCGGTCCAATGTACTGCATCACTCGCGTCGCGTCAGCGAGTGTCGTAAAGACGAACGGGATGCAGCGTCCGCTCGACACGTGCGTGATGACCCATTGTCCGATGGACTTCGCTCCACCCTGCGCATCTGTGATGGCGAGTCCGGGAATATTGTGATTGATGAATGCACGAACGGATTTCTGTTCATGTAAAGCGATTGCGACTTGGATCGTCACGCGATCCCACGGTGGACTGGCCCACATCATGTATTCAGTCGCGCCGAGGACGGACGTCATCGAACGATCCGTGTGAGAAACTTTTTGAAGTCCAGCGTCATCACGCCATTCGGCCAGACGATGAGCACCGGCACATCTTCGCGCCGCGCACACCGCACGGTCGCCCACGTCCCTGATCGCAGTTCTTCTTTCTGCGTGTGCGGTGCCGCGATGAGAAATTTTGATCGCTTCACGATCTCCTCATCCCGAACAAGCGGCGCCATCACCGCATTGACCGCGACGTTGTCCTGTCCGTCGAACAACTTGACGCGCGACTGATCCGCGGGCCACACATCGGCGAATCGCTGCGGCAGTTGCTCGCGCCAGATGGCATGGAACTCCGTGTCCGCGCCATGCGCTCCACCGTGTCGGACGATCGCAGGTTTCCCCAACTTCAAGCACGAACGCACGAGCACTTTCTGTGCGTTGGTCATTCCGGCGCGCGTGCCGGTGAATCCCCATTCGCCTTCGATGAATTCATCGGTCACGTCTTGCAGCGCTTTCATGGTGGGTTGAGTCATATACCAGAGGTATCCGCGAGGTCGCGAGCCTGCATCAGCTCGTCAGAAGTGAGTTTGTGCTGTCCCTTTACTGCACGCATCAATGTGCGCAATGATCGGCGCATTGACTCGAGCAATTCTTCGCACTGCTGTCGTTCCGTTGCGGCTGAGTCTCGCATGAGGCGTTGCATGACGGCGAGTAAATCACTCGGCGTCATGTCGCCGCCGTGCACGCATGCCCACGGACTCACACATTCTCCATTCGCCAACGTGACGCATCGCCCGGTGAGCACGTGCGGTTCAGCGAGCACGAGTTGTTCCAGTGCGCCGTTACACCGATCGAATGCGTACGACGCCATGACGGATTCCGCATTTCGCGTCGTGCGAATGAGCGCCTCGCATCGTGCCGGAACAACCGTCGTGTGTCCGGTCAGCGCACCGCATGACGTGCACCGATAGAACACATACGTTGGTGCTTTCTTCGGACTCATCGTGGTCTCCTGAGTATCGACAGAATCACCTGTCCCATCAGTCGCGGTTGCTTCTTCGCGTTGTTCCAGAGCATCCGCGTCGTGCGAATGAGTACATCGTATTGGGTGATGGGCACCGGACTCACTGAGATTGGCTGACTCTTGGTGATCACGAGCACACCATCGTCATTGCGATGTGACTCGAGCACTTCGTGCTGTACTGAGAATCCCATTGCAACTACCGTTCGTCGCATCTTTCGTGTAATGAGGCGCCAGCCAATCCACACGCCGAATACGATGAAGATGCCCTGCACAAGCCGATCCATTAGAGCCCTCGATACCGTTGCGTGATGAACTGCATGTCCAGCTCGTCTGATAGATCATCAACGAGATGTTCGAACCACTCGTCGCTTCCATCCGACGTCATACGCGATTCGAGTTGAAAGATCGCCCATCCAATTCCCATGAACCACATCTGCTGAAGCGCCATGCGATGTTGCTTGCTCGTTCGCTTCGGTAACCGACGAGCAATGCTACGCCATGCGGCAGCAATGTCTGCGGCATTCGGGTCAAACGGCGGCGGAGTAATCCGCCCAACGACTGAAGAGGATGAACGACGGCGAGACATGTGACTCCACGAAGATTGTTGGCTTACGTCACCGGCAACTCCAGAGAATGAGAGTGAAACTCAGGCAATCGCGGTGCAGTGCACCCGACGAGCTGATCCAACCGAACTGCGATATCCGTCCGCCAATCGACATCGAACAACGCGACGCATCGACAGTTCCATCCATCCGACGGCGGTGATGGACCCGGATAGGGGATGTCATCATGCTCCATGCTAGACCTCGCCGCGACTGAGTCGCTCGCCAAAGGCATCGAGCTCTGCGAGCACGCTATCGAGATATGCCAGATCATTCGCCGTCGGCTCAGCGCCTGGATCAAGCGATTGCGTGAGTGACTCGAGAAACCAGGACACACCAGCGTACCACGCGCGTCGCATCTCGCGTCGCTGAATCTGCGCGGCATTGGCCGGATCAAGCACGATGCGCTCAAACGCTGCCCATGCCTCGGACACAGATTGGCGAGGCGTCGGTGCGCCGAGCGATTCCGATTCTGGCGCGGGCACCGCGTCGATCATCCCGTCCGCATGGCAGTGCCCGCACGCTGATCCGTCAGGCGCGCGCTTGGTGCCGCGACAGCGCGGACAGACATGCGCGACTCCGATGGTGCGATTCGTCATGCGCTGACTCCGGCCTTCTGCGCCGCGCGCTGCATGCGACGAGCGATCCATCGAGTCCCCGCGGCGAGCCAATCGTTCATCTTCTGCCCGCTGAGCTCAAGCATCGCGCTGCCGAGTGTATCGAGTGCTGTATCGTGTTGTCCGGCGCGCGCGAGAACGTGTGCCTGATACATGGGGACGGCAATGCGCGGGAAGAACGGATTGTAGAACATCTCGATTCGCTTGAGTTCGTCTCCCGTGAGCATGGCGCCGCGCGAAATGATGTGCATGAACCATTCGAGCTCACGATCAAATTCATCCGGACGTTCCATCAACGGATACACGGACAACTCATCGTACGATGTCGGGTAGCCGATGCTTCTGTCGTGCGTGCACACTGCCGGATAGAATGTGTGGAACGCATAGGGCGTCTCGAGATACGCGTGATAGTCCACGCTGATCTGTGTGTATGATCCCATCGGCACGCCGATGCGACGAGCGAGATATTCCTGGAGCATCGACATCTGTACGACATTCGCCCCGTAGCATCCCCAGATGATGTCGTTGCTGCGACAGAACACGACGATCTCGAGTGCCCCGCGGACGATGTGCACTTTGATCATCGTGTTGCATGGAACGTCTTTCGATATCGAGCCGAGATCGCGCGTCGGATCCCACATCGCGATCATGACGCGTCGATCGTTGGGATTCTCGCGCAAGAGCTCGACGGCCCAATCGAGCTGATCGAGCGCGGTCCGCTCATCGTTGTACCGATCCCAGACGCGCCAGTTCCGCCAGCGATCGCCATAGGCGCCATGCAGCGTCTCGCCATCGTCGGAGAATTGCCCGAACGATGCAATGAATGGCGTCAGCGTCGCGACGTCGTTTCGTCCGTCGAGCATCCACAGCGACTCGAACAGATGGAAGAACGGATTCGCATCGCGCTGCGGATCAAAGAGCACGCGCTCCCACGGCTTGGCGTACACCGTCGAGACCGGTTCGGGTGCGCGGAGCACCGGTCCATTGCGCGAGGCGACGCGATCGCCGGCGATGGCGATGTAGTGGAGTGCTTGCGGGTAGGCGGAATTCACGTTCCGTGCATTGATGACGTGCATGCGTTACCGTCCTCCGTATTGGCCGGTGGGATCACCGAGATCGCGTGGACTGCGGACCATTTCGAGTTGCGGGAGACCGAGCGACTTCGCCACGGCGTTCCACTCCGAGACGAACGCGGTGAGATCATCGCAATCGCCGTTGTATCGTGCTTTGTTCGACGTCACGACGAAATGGAATTCAGTCGTGTGGACGTGTTCCATGTCACCATCCTCCGCGCTGAATTGTTCCGCCAGAATCGGGCGGTGCCTGTCGCGTCTGGTGCGGCATTGGTCCGCCGGACGTTGCTCCCGTGGTGATGTTGCGCTGCGCGTGCTTGCGCACGACTTTCGCCGGCGTGATGACTTCCAACTGCTCGACGTCGAATGCATCCGCGGTGCGAGTTGCGCCCTTCTCGTCGACCGGCGGTTGCACGGAGGCACGTTGACACGCATTGAACCACTCGGTCAACGCGATGACGATTCCGGTGAATCCGGTGACGGTGTCGCGTACTTCATCGCCGAGTGCGATTGGGAATACGATGGTCTGTGGCATTAGGGGAGTTGGAGAGTGGAGGTTTCGACAACGGATGACGCGAACACAACGGGCTCGATGCGCTCAATCTCTGGACAGGGATACCGCAAGCGCTTGTTGATGATGGTGTGACCAATGCACTGTGACGTAAAGCGAAACGGATGCGATCCACCGCACACCATGCACGCGAACGCGTCGGGTGCGACAGAGTCCGGCGATGGTCGCGATGTCGGTTTCCAGAATCTTCGCATGATCAGGCGACCTGCGCGATCTGTCGCGCGTCGTCCCGCATCGCTTCGGTGATCTTGCGCGGTCGCAACTCGGTCGCGTGCATCGGAATCGGTCCGGGGATGTGATCGTGCGGATTCGTCGCTTTGAACACGGCGACCATCCACTCCCGTTCGAGCGCGCGGATCTCGGTGACGATCGCGGCGCGTCGCGCGAGGAGTGCCGTGCGCTTGGCGCCCGTCGCGTGCGTCGAGGCGCGGCGATTCGCATAGTAGCGACGCAAGAGTGTACGCCGACGCGAATCAGGCGCGTCCGGTGTCTTCGCCGTCCACAGATCAGGATGCTGCGTCTCGTTCGCGCACCAGGACAGAATCGTGCGTTCGATTTCGAGGACGCGCGCGGTGATGGTCCACTTCTCTCTGCGTCGTCGCTTCTCGATCGTCGCCGCGGTCGCATTCTTCCAGTTCACGCGACGCCGACAGACGCGATGGCGGAGGAGATAATTCCGCCATTGTGTCATCAGGTTCTTGACCGCACGATCAGTGCTGAGGGACGAGGGAATGTCGATGGGATAGCGAGGCATTGGTCAGGCTCCATATTCTGTGCGTGCCCATTGTGGCGCGTCGGCAACCTACATAGTAGGCGGGTGAGGCGCAAGTACGGGCTAAGTGACGTAAATACAGCACTTAGCCCCGCAGGGTAGGGCGGAAAACGGTAGCACGCGGGCAAAATGTCCCGTGCGTAGATGCTACCGGATTGAGGGACGGTTCGCTGGTCGCGCTGCGTCGCGTGCTGATCGTTGCGATGACGCGTACATGCTACCGGACGCGGACGGTCCGCGACGGACGAGTGTCGCTCTCATCTGGAAAAGTGGCCCCGTCGGCGGAGCGGATTCCCATAGGGGGATTGTCGATTTCGCATGATTCCGGGGCGATAAATGACGCTGACGCGAAAGATCGCCTATGTGTGCAGTATTTCTGCTACCTGAGGATTGATTATATGGTGGAACGGGGCCGGTTTTCCTATATGTATCTCTACATCATATGTCACTCAAATATATAGCTCCCTAGGAAAACTCTTACGCGGGGCCAAATTTTGGGTATTTGAACGGGCGCAACCATGGAAAAACGGACTGGGCAATGGACAGTTGCGCCTCAGGCTCGTGCCTGCTATGTTATCGGTGCGCAGAGTGTCCCTTCCCTGCACGCCTCAAAAACACGACTGACCAACTATGGCCGCGAAGAAGCAGGCGACTCAGACACGAACCCGACCCTCGAGTGCGACATCGTCTCGCTCATCGGCCTCGACGTCGTCTCAATCGCTCGTTGCCTCGACGGTCTACAAGGATTTCGTCGTCTGGTCGGGCGATTCCGCTCCCGCATGGCATCCGATCAAGAAGATGCGCTACGTCTTCTGGCGCATGATGAGCGGGATCGTCACGCGCGACGCCCTGCGCGAACTGCATTGGCAGGAATCAGAGTTCTGGCATCTCGTTGATCTCAAGCGTCATGCGCCCTTCCGCGAAGAGTACAAGCGCGCGAAGATCTTGCAGGGTCGCGCTCTCGCTGATTCAGTGATTGAAATCGCGGAAGGACGCGATGCTGTCACGAAGAAGCATCTGCGCGAGACGAAGAAACTGATTGATCGGGCGTTGAAGAAGATTGCGCGACAGAAATCAGCGTTGGCCGGGAAGGCGATTCTCGAGTCGCTCCTCAGTGACCTGCGCGAACGCGACAAGATCGTGATGACGCGCAACAAAATGCAGATTGATTCGGTGCGGTGGCTTGCAGGAAAAGTGAATCCTGCCGAATTCGGCGAGAAATCGTCGCTGTCGCTCGCCGGTCCCGGCGATGGCGAGGGCGGCACGGGCGCACCGCGACCGATTGCGATTGAATTCGTCGGTCCGGACGGGAGAATCGTCGCGCTATGACGACACCCATCATGCAGACGACGCGCGAACAACGCGAGCGCGAGCAGCGCGCGCAACTCGTCAAGCAGTACGGCGAAGACATGGTGCGCGCGGCGGAGCAATTCGCTACGCAATGGGGCGATTCGCTCATTCGCGGCGACCCCACGCGACGCGATCCACCGCGAGGGATCCTCGCATGACGAGAATCGCGCGCTCCCGACGCATGCGCACTGATTTGCGCATTGCGAATACCGTGCTCGCGACGACGACTCGCGTGCAGTTGCCCGCCTACTCGGTTGATCTGTGGCGTCCGCATCGCTACAAGATTCTCTGGGGTGGACGCGGCGGCGCTCGCTCATGGACGGTCGCACGCACGTTGCTGCTCAAAGCCGCGCAGCAGAAATTGCGCGTGCTCTGTGCACGAGAGATGCAATCGTCCATCAAGGATTCGGTGCATCAACTCTTGCGCGATCAGATTGAGTTGATGGGACTCACGGGCTACATCGTCACGGATCGTGAGATTCGGCACATCAACGGATCGTTCTTCATCTTCGCCGGACTGCGACACAACACGTCGAAGATCAAGTCCCTCGAAGGCATCGACGTCTGTTGGGTGGAAGAAGCTGAGCGCATCACGAAAGAATCGTGGGCGATTCTCATTCCGACGATTCGAAAGACCGGGAGCGAGATCTGGGTCACGTTCAATCCCGATCAAGCGACTGATGCAACGTATGCGCGATTCATCACGCACGCACCGACGGATTGTTGGGCGAAGAAGGTCGGCTGGGAAGATAATCCGTGGCTCACGCCTGAGTTGCGTGCAGAGAAGGACTATATGTACGCGACTGATCCCGATGCGGCGGATCATGTCTGGGGCGGAAACATCCGCAAGAACTCGGCCGCGCAGATCCTCAAAGACAAATGGGTCGTCGAAAATTTCATCGTGCCGATAGACCAACACGGCGATGTCATCGGCGACGAGTGGAGTGGACCCTACTATGGCATGGACTTCGGATTCGGTGCCGATCCGGTTGCCGGTGTGCGCTGCTGGATCAAGCGACTCGACGGACGCGCGCGTGAACTCTATATCGACTACGAAGCGTATGGACATGGCGTCGATATTGACCAGACGCCAGATCTCCTCGTTGAGTCGCTCCCCCGAATCGCTGCGCATACCGTCCGAGCAGATTCAGCGCGTCCAGACTCAATTTCGTATCTGGCTCGACACGGCATTGCGCGATGCGTTGGCGCGAAGAAAGGACCTGGATCAATTGAGGATGGAATCACGCATCTTCGATCCTACACGCGAATCGTGGTCCATAGTCGCTGCAAGCACACCATCGACGAGTGCAAGCTCTGGTCCTACAAAGTCGATCTGCGATCTGGTGATATCCTCCCCATCGTGGTGGACAAACACAATCACATCATGGACTCGTTGCGCTACGCACTCGAGCCGATGATCAAGCCGCGCATTCGCGCCGGATTCATCTTCCTCGGTGCGGATCGCGTGCGTGCGTGTCCGGTGTGCGAATCGTATCTACCTGATGATGGCGAGTGTCCGCACTGCGGCGCACACACCGACATGGAGACCGGCGAGTTGATTGACGCGACTGAACCGAGTGCAGCCGCGCTCGTCGCGCACGCGATCATGGCGGAGCCGGTGCACACGAACGGGAATGGCAATGGCAACGGACATCACGCGAATGGCAACGGGAATGGGAATGGGAACGGACACGGAAAACTTCGCATGCGAGACCTGAACCGATGAAACCTTCATTTCTGCAGCGCATCTTTCCGCGGACGTACTCAGCGGGACCGATCTCGGGACCAGTGCAGGACGTGGAACCGAAGCGATTGATGGACACGAAAGCGAGTTCGCTCACGTTGCTGCCGAAAGGCGCATACGGATCGAACCTCACGTTCTTCAGTCCCGATGGCGGACGCACGACGATTCCGATTGATGGCTCCGGCGACAATGCAACGATTCTCGCATTCGTCGCGTACTGGTATGTCGCGACGCGATGGCGCGCGCAGAAGATCGCGGAAGCACCGCTCATGGTCGTCAAGGAGGACCAGGATGACGGTGCAGACGAGTGGCTCCCTGATCACGAGCTCGTGTCGGTGCTCGACACACCGAGCGAGGATTATGACATGGGGGAGTTGATCGAGATGACATCGCACTATCTCGACAATAGNGGCGCCGCACTCTGGGTCTTTGACACTGACGGAGTCGGTACGCCAGCACGCATCACGCCGTTCTCGCGCTGGGAATTTGAACCGAAGAGCGACGGCACGCGACTATTCGCCTCGTTTCGCGTGAACACGCGCTCGGGCCCGAAGGACTTTACCGCCGAGCAGTGTGCGTTCTTCCGCGACTTCGTCAGTCAGTCATGGGGATGGGAGCGCGGACGCTCGCGTCTCGATGTCGCGCTCGCCTGGCTCCGTCTCGGACGGAAAGCCGCACAGACGATTCACGATCTGCTGGACAACTCCATGTGGCCGAGCGCGGTGATCATTCCGGATAAGGAATGGAACCCGGACCCGAAGACGCTCGCCGAGTACAAGCAAGACATCGAGGCCTATGCCCATCAAGGACAGAAGGGACGTCCATTCATCCAGCTCGGTGGCGGTCAATTCGTTCCGCTACAGAGTGCGATCAAAGATCTGGTCCCAGACGAAGTGCTCAACCGTGTCGAGTCGGTCGTCGCGTCCGTGTCTGGTGTGCCGGCGATTGTGCTCCAATTCCAAGTCGGTATGGAGAATAGTCCATGGAGCCAGATGGCGCAAGCACGCCGGATGGCATACGACGACACGATCAGTCCGACATGGCGGAAGTTCGAACGCATCTTGACGCGACAGATGCTGCGTCCCATGGATGATGATGAGACGCACTTCATTCGCTTCGACACGTCGAAAGTCGAATCGCTACAAGCGGATCAGCAGCAAGCGGTGCAGATCGCCGTGATGATGGGACGCGCCGCATCGCTCAATGAACGGCGCAAGCAGATGGGACTCGAGCCGATCGCTGATCCGAAGGCCGATCAGATCCCTGAACTGACCGCGCCTGATCTCGCGACGTTGCTTGCTGGCATGGGCGGAGGCAACGACACGACGGACAGCGGTGACGGAAAGGATCCGGCAGAAGACGATCCGAAGGAAGAGGACACACCACCGAAAGACAAGAAGCAACCGAACGAAGACAAGTCGCATCGCGCACTGCTCGAGCGCAANTTCAAGACGATCGCGTTNCAGAGNGCGCTCCGCACCGAAGCCATCACCGCATGGACGGCAGTGCTGCATGTCTTGCTCAAGCACGATGCCGATCACATCGCGCAACTGGTGCTCGATCATCTGCATGATCCGGTGGACACGAAGGGTCGACCGATGTCGGTCAAAGCACGCGGCAAGGATCGCGCGATGAACGCGATCTCTGGCTANCTGCGCAACGAATCCGCGTCACGCTGGTCCAAGACCATGACGCCATTGATCGTGCAGGGCGCGGAGCGATCGACCGCGGTCGTGTCAGCAGACATGAACGTCAGCTTCAACCTGATGCACCGGAATACGCTGGCGTTCGCGCGCAAGCAGACCGGCGACATGATCTCGCAGGTGAGCAAGACCACGAAGTCACTGATCTCCGACATCATTCAGGGTGGCCTGGACGCGAACGCATCGCGTCAAGTCATCGCGAAAACGATTCAAGAAGCGACTGGACTCTCGTTGACTCGGGCAACGCTCATCGCACGGACCGAGACAACGAAAGCGTACAACGGCGCACCGCAGGAAGCGCTCGCGCAGTTGGGACGCGATACGGGACGCGCCTTCTCCAAGACTTGGAGTGGCGTGCTCGATGACATTGAACGCGATGAGCACGTGGACATGGAGGGTGAAACGGTTCTCGTAGACGAACCATTCTCTAACGGGCTGATGTATCCGTCAGAACCGAACTGTCGGTGCACGGCTCTCTACAACGAGGTGGACGATGAGTAGGAAAGCGCTGGCGCGTATCGTTGTTCCGTTCGTACTCAAAGCCGCAGCGGACCCTGAGTCCCGCACCTTTGAGGGGCTCGCCGCGACGTGGGATGAAGACCTTGGACAGGACATCATCCACAAGGGCGCGTTCAAGAACACACTCGCGAAATGGAAAGGCTCGAGCGACGCGATGCCGTTGCTCAACTCGCACGATCACTTCGACATCTTCTCGGCGATCGGGCAGATGATCGACGGCAAGGAAACGAAGGACGGACTGGACACGAAGTGGGAAGTCATCGACGGGCCGGATGGTGATCGCGTGATGCAGCGCCTCCGTCCATCGAAGACGACCGGACGTCCCGTCATCGGCAAGATGTCCATCGGGTTCGTGCCGACGAAGTTCAGCTTCGAGCAGCCCGAAGGGACGGACAGTTTCTTCGATCGCAAGCGACACATCGAAGAAGCTGACCTGAAGGAAGTGAGCCTCGTGCTCTTTCCGATGAATCCGGGCGCGGCGATCGACGCGTCATCTGTGAAGATGTTCATGAAGTCATTGGAGTTGACGGACCCGCGCGAGGTATCGAAACTCGACCGGATGCAGTTGCGAAAGTTGGCCTCGCGTATTGGCGTGTTGCTCAAGAAGGAGGACAAGAGCAGCGGAGCCGATATCGAGGCGACGCAGGACTCCACAACGGACGACACCGACGAGTCGGACGAGTTGGACGAGCAGGATCCGTCGTCTTCGGATTCGACTTCCACGGACACTGAGTCCGACGAAGAAGAGACCGACACGACCTCCGAGACGGACGACTCCACCAGCACGTCGGACACATCGACCGAGACAGACACGAAGGGCGTCTACCAGATGGGCGAGGCACTCTCGCAGCGTCTGCAGCGTACCATTCTGTCCGCCCGTACGTCGACGTTGCGGGAGCAGTCGCGGTAATCACATTCCCATCACTTTCCTTTCACGCAGGAGCATGACATGTTGTCTACTCTGGTGTCTCGCGGCGGATTCGTGCTGCGCAAGGTCCAGGGCCGGTTCGCTGGATGCGCACAGTACGGACTCGCGGGACGGAACTACGTCAGCCGTGCTGATGTTTCATCCGGCAGCTTCGTGTTCGGATTTCTCGGTGCGCTCGCCCTCGCGGCGTTCGTCATCGCGATGGTGATCTTCCGATCCCACGAGCACGGCATGATCGCAATGGTACACACGCACTCGATGCTCGGCCTCGTTGGTGTGGCGGGCATCACGGCGAAGAAGAGCGGCACCGACGACAAGAAGCCGGCGAACATCAAGGCGATGGAGAAGGACCTGAAGAGTCTCCTCACGGAACTCGAGCAGGGACAGATCGAGATGTCCGCGGGTCGCATTACGCAGGAGCGCGGCGAGGAGTTGGAAGAGAAGGCGCAGGAAGCCGAAGAGCTCCAGGCACAGATCGATCGCTACAACAAGATCGCGGGAATCACGAAGGGACTGCGTCAGGTCGGTCAGGTAACGCTGCCCGGCGATGCCGAGAACATTCGGAGCAAGTCGCTCTACACGACGCCGGGCCATCTGTTCGTGGCGAGCCCGGAGTTCGCGACGTTCCGGAAAGCAGGCATCATGTCCGGCTTTTCGGGCAAGGTCGATGTCGGTGGTCGGCTCGGCCGAAAGGCCGTTCGTCTGCTCGGCGAAGCAGCAGTCGAGTTCGAGAAGAAGGCGTTCGATATCGCGAATCTTCCGACGCTCGGGACCGATGCAATCATCGCGGTCGATCGTGACCCTGAGATCGTTCGCTTCGAAGAGCCGGAGATCCTGTCGATTCGTGATGTGCTCAGTGTGTCGCCGACGACCAGCGATGCGGTGAAGTACGTGCGGCATACGTCTGTCACGCGTGCCGCTGCATCACAGGCGACGCGCGGTGCGGCCAAGCCCTACCTCAAGGTCGCGTTCGATTCAGCAACGGCGACGGTGCAGACCATCGCGGTCTTGTCGAAGGTGACCGAGCAGGACATCTCCGATGCGCCGCGTCTCGTCGGCTACATCAATGGCGAAATGGCCCTGGACATCAAGGTCGAAGAGGAGCGTCAGCTCGTGTGGGGCGACGGCACGAATGCATCGCTCATCGGTCTGTTCGACGACTCGGTCGGGATGCCCGAGTTCAACCGCGCGGCCGCTGGCGATACCATCGTCGATACGATTCGCAAGATGCGCACGGATCTGCGGAAGAAGCGCGTGCAGCCGACGTTCGTCCTGATCGATCCGATCGATTGGGAAGAGGTTGAGCTCACGAAGGGAACCGACACGCATTACATCTGGGGTCTCGTGCAGACGCTGCGCGGTCCGCAGATCTGGTCGATGCGCGTCGTCGAGTCCGATGCCATGACGAACCCCGACACGGCCGAGCGTCGCGTCTGCGTCGGCGACGGCATCCGTGGTGCGACGATCTACGATCGCGAGTCAGTGCAGTTGGCGGTCGGCTTTGTTGATGACGACTTCGCTCGCAACCTCCGTACGTTGCGCGCTGAAGAGCGCCTCGCGTTCGCCGTCAAGCGTCCGTGGGCGTTCGAGTTCTTCGTGACCGAAGAGGCCGCGAGCTAACACAAGCGAGAACTGACTGATGTCACCTGACGACGACGAACGCGGCGAACTCGATCGACTCGGCGAGGCCGAGCATGAGGTTGTGCTCTGCATCGCTGCGTTCGTCGTCGCCTTGATTCTCGCTATCCTCTTTCGTTAAGGAGCGCACATGAAGTATCTCGAAGCGAAACGATCGCTCGCACCGACGATCGAGAACAAGATGCAGGACGGGACGCGTGTTGACCAGCGCGCTCCGGTGACGCCACCGACTCCGTCGACGGTGCGCCCAGAAGTGATCAAGTTGGCCGACGAGTTGAACGTCGATCTCAATCGCGTGGTTGGGACTGGCGCGAACGGCACGATCCTGATGCGCGATGTGCGAGACGCGGCGAACCGGAAGAAGACGGAAGACAAGCTGAACGAGTCGAACGACTAACCTTCGAGGATCGGCGTTATGATCGTGTCAGTGCTCCAAGCCAAGCAGTTGCTCGGCATCGAACCGGACGACGCGACGGAGGACGCGCATCTCGAGCGCCTCATTGTGGCGGCAACGGTCTTCGTCGAGAAAGAAACGCATACTCGATTCAGCACGCCGATCCCGAAGACCGAATATCAGCGCGGGTCGGGTCAGCTTGAGCTCTACATCCGCGGACACATCGATGACGCACCGTCGGAGTCGGAGTCCGCTGATCCGCTCACGCCATTGACCGTGCAGGCACGGATCGTTGGTGCCATTGGCGAGGACTGGATCACGCTGACTGAAGGCATCGACTACGAGCGACGCGGTGATACGCTGATCGGTGCTGCCGGATACGGATGGTCGCGAATGTCGGAGTTCAAGCTCGACTACGAAGATGGATATCGCGTCGCGCCAGACGACATTCAAGAGCTCGTGCTCGAGATGGTGCAACGACAATACAACAACGACATCTCCATCTCTGAAGGGACTGCTGGCGTGACAAGCGAGAGCCTCGGCGACTACAGTTACTCGGTCGATCTCGGCGCGACAGCAATTCTCTCTGGGTCGGTCATCACGGATACCGGATGGCTGACGATCAACCATTACCGACGGATCCTCGTCTAATGCCACGACCGTCCATTGCTGGCATGTTCGATAGCCAGATTCGCATCCGTCGTCCGCACACGACGACATCTGGACCGGCGATCGAGCAGCGCACGTACACCGTCGTCGGTACGGTGGATGCCGCGATCAATCGGTCGCGATCACCCCAAGCACCGGCGAGCGGCGGACTCGCGCGTAGTGGCATCATCCGCTGGTATGGACTGGCATCCATTGATGTGCGCGAGCGCGATGTCTGCGAAGTCATCGCTGGACCCGATGCCGGTGCGATCTGGGAAGTGAACGAACGTCCCGTGCGTCCTCGGAATCATCATACGCAAGTTGACTGCGTCGAATTCAACGGTACACTCCCTGCACTTGAGCCGGAACCCAACCTCAGCGACGCGTGAACACATGACGCACATCCCGCACTTCTGGGCGCCGACCCGCGTCCGCGAACTCGACACGACACCGCTCCAGGACCGAAAGCCAGCGCGCATCGTCGCGTGTCTCAATGTCTGGAACGATCTCGGCGCGCTGCAAGCGACGGCCGGAACATGGATGCCGTATGTCGACGCGATCATCGCCGTGGATGGGGCCTACGGCGCGATCGATCAAGGACTCTCGACGGATGGCACGCGTGAGTTCTTTCGCGGACTGAAGAAGCCGGTGACGCTCCTCGACGGTGCGGGATTGGATCAGTGCGCGAAGCGGACGATGTACCTCCACGCTGGACAGCCAGGTGATTTGTTGTTCATCGTCGATGCAGACGAGGCGGTCGTCGGTGGTCACGTGCTGCGCGGGGTCGGTCTGTGCGATGTCGGGTGGGTTCGCATTCATTCGAATCTGTATCGCCGACAGTACGGACAACCGCGCCTCATTCGGTGGATGGAGGGACTGCACTATCAGGGACGCCATCACTGGATCTATCATCATGATCGCGTCCTCTGTACGCATCAGTACGGCGGACCGGGATATGAGCATCGCGTCATCAATATTGCGATGAACAATCAACGCCAGCTCGGTCGTTCATCCGCGCGCATCGCGGCGAAGAAGCAGATCCAGACCGTGCAGCACGCGCGCGAAGTGTCGCAGTGTTCGATGCCTTCGGCTGAGATGAGTGACGCGAAGATCGGCGCACGCGAATCGTTGCAGATCTTGATGGTCGCTTATCGCGATGATGGCCTTGCGCCATCGCGCTTACACACCGCGATCAACCGCACGACTCCGCATGCATCACTCTTCTTCAAGAAGCGACCCGGTCCCTTCGGTGTCCCGGATGGCTATCTCGTTCGACACGGTACGCATCAGCTCAGCCAAGCCGCGGCGAGCGCGGACGTGCAGCACTTTCACGGAACGATCTCGATGGAGCAAAGTCTGCGACGTAATGTGCCGACGGTGTTCCATCATCACGGCACGTTGTATCGCACGAACGCGGACGAGTACAACGCACAAGCACGCAACTGCGGCGCTCTCGTGCTCGTGTCGAACCTGGAATTGCTGTCGTGGGCGGATGATCTCGACGCCTACTTCCTGCCGAACGCGATGCCCGTTGCGCGCTATCGGCAGTTGCGCACGACGTTCTGGAAACCGTGGACGGGCAACACACCGTTTCGGGTTGCGCATTCGCCATCGCGTCCGGAGCGGAAAGGCACGAATGAATTCCTCGCTGCTTGCGCTCGTCTCGCCAAGCGCGGCATTCCCGTCGAGCCAGTCATGCTGCACGGATTCACGCACGCGAATGTCCTGAAAGCGAAAGCGACGTGCCATGCGGCGTTCGATTCCTTCTGGCTCGGCATGCAGTGCTCGGGATTGGAAGCGGCAGCAATGGGATTGCCCGTGATCGCTGGTGACGAGACTGTTGCGAATCGCTACATCGAGCACTTTGGCGCCTGTCCGTATACCTTCGCGAATGATCTCGAGCAATTGGAATCGGCACTTGAGCGCCTCGTCTCCGACGCGACATTCCGCGCAGACGAAACGAGTCGTGTCTCGCAGTATGTCGTGCAGCATCACGATGAATCAGCGGTTGCCTTGCGCTATCTCGATCTGCTCGACATGGCATTTGGCTGGCGCTCGCAGCCGATCCGTCGTCCACACATGATTCGTCGCACGGGAGTCACGGTATGAAGCGCTGGCCTGAGCTCACGATCGTCACATCGTGCACGCAATACGGGAAGTATCTGCGCGACTGGGCCGCGTCGATCCTGAACGGAACGATGTGGCCCGGTGCCGTGCGGATCTTTTCGCATGGTTCGGTGACGGACTATGATGCCGCAGAATCGTGTCGTGCGTTGTTCCGCAAGATGGGCGTCGATTGCGTGCATGAGCATTCGCCCGACACACTTGATCTCGGCGTTGCCCGCAACCGCGCGGTCGCGATGTCGTCCACGGAATGGGTGATGCATCTCGATGCGGACGATACGCTCACGCGCACCGGACTGGAAGCGTGCTTCGCCGTGGATCCGTCAGTGTGCGACGTGATCCAGGCGGGATACGAACGGAGCGGCAACATCGCGCAGGGTCCGGTTCGTCGCGCTCGACTCTATGTCGGGGCCGATGGATTGGCCGCGCTCGATCTGCCCGCGATCTGTTCTGGCAACTCCCCATTTCGCCGATCGCTGTGGGCGCAGGCGCCGTATCGCGAAGACATGCTCGGCGCGTGGGACACCGCACTCTGGATTGGCTTTGCTCGGCTCGGTGCGCGATTTCGTCCGTCGACACAGACCGTATTCTACTATCGCCATCACCGCGATAGCGTGTTCAACACGCGGCGCAAGGTGAACGGATGGGCGCGCGCACACACGAGTGCGATGTTGAAAGCTCTGCGTCGTCAGTATGCGGGTGTCGATGTGATCATTCCAAAGATGCGACAACTCGCTGGTGATCAGGCGATCTCACTGCGTCGCGTGTCCGCGCACTATGCCGTGCATCATCCATCGTGGGGTCTGATCCACGCGGAGTGTCCGACACCAGAGTGGATCAAAGGCGCAGCGATTGCGCAGGCACTCGATGCCTCACGCGCGAAAATTCTTGTGCTCGCGAATCCTGACTGCCTCGTTGAACCAGAGGCGCTTGACGCTGCCGTGCATGCCGTCGAACACGGAGCCGCATGGGCCATGCCGCACACGAAAGTGTATCGCGCGAACGCACCACTGACGGCAGTCATCTGCAATTCACCTAGCATGGCCGTTCCAGCAATTCCCGCAACGGTCCAATGCGAAAGCACACCGTTCGATTGCCCTGAGGGTATCGGTATCGTTGTGCTGCGTCGCGTGGACTATGACGCAATCGGTGGCGTGCCATCTGCATTTCGCGGATGGGGCGCAGAAGATCGAGCGCTCGCGCTGCTCGCCAATACGTTGCTCGGTCCGTGTGTGCGCGGCACCGGGTCACTCATTCATCTATCACACTCGCATGTAATATTTCACGCGCCGTCGAAGAACAATACAGAGCTCTTGCGAAAGATGGGATATGCTGCGCTCCACGGAAAGGACACACTCGTCTCCCTGACCGCCTCACTTCCGTACAGTTCGGCACGTCCCAATCGTTTGCACGTCGCTTCCGACGCCCATCATACTGCCGTGCGAGAGATCAAGCAGTTTGATCAGCGCGAAATCGCAGCACGACGCGAACGTCTGCAGACGAAACGCCGGAGGATGCAATGATCGGTCTGCGCTTTCGATGGTTCGGGAAGAAGAACATGACCGCCGAAGAATTTGAACGACTGCGTCCGCGCGCAGCGAAAGCGCTGTTGAAAGCCGCGCTGCATTTCGAATCCGCGGTGAAGAAGACACTGACTGGCACGCGCACCGGACGACTCTACTACATCGCTCGACTCGGCCGAATGCATCGTGCGTCTGCTCCCGGTGAACCGCCTGCGACATTGACCGGACGTCTGCGCCAGTCGATTACGCACTCGGAGATTCAGAGCGATGGGGAGAATGTGTGGATCAACGTCGGCACTGATGTACCGTACGGAAAGATTCTCGAGTTCGGTGGCGTCACGTCGGATGGCATACGGATTCTTCCGCGTCCGTATATGGCCGCAACATTCTTGCGCGAAGAAGACCGCATCAGTAAAATCCTCGAAGAGGCGACCAAATCATGATGTGGGATGAAGTGATGGAGCGCGTCGTCGCGGAGCTCAAAGCGAATCCGACCATCGCGACACTCTACGCGAAGGACGATGACGTCGCTATTCGCATGGCAAATCCGTCGGGCGAGCAGCAAGTGCCCGGCATCGAGTGGACGTTGCTCGGGGATACGGAAGGCGAGTTGTGGGAGCCGATCCTCGTGCAGTTCGACATCTGGTTCACGGACAGTACCGTCATGATCCAGACCGAACGTATTCTCCGCGGGATGTTTCGTCGGGATTTGCCAGTCAAGATCGGCGGCCTGACGCTTCTGGCCAACTACGAGGATGGCTCGATGTTGGCCGTGCCGGATCGCTCCAACTTCTACGGACGAGGGGTTCGCTTCCGGCTCGCTGCACTTCGCTCGCAGTATGCATTCTAGGTCGTAGGTCAACACTTCACCATGAGGAGCAGTATGTCGAACTTCACTTTGGCAGATGTCTCAGGCGTCATCGCGTCCTACGGGCGAGGGGTCGTGTTCTATTCCGAGAAGTGGGACACGATATCGCCGCTCGCGATGACACAGCTCGGTGTGACGGAAGGCGATATCACCGTCAACACGAACGGCGCAACGGCAGGTCTCACGTTGCCCGAGCTGACCGGACCGATCCCGCACGAGATGGACTATCTCGGTGAGAATCCGGTCATCGAAATCCCGCTCTACCTCGCCGATCCGGCACTGATCGCGATCGTGTCGCCGTCGGGCAGTGCGCACGCCGGTCGGTCCCGTCGCGGTCCGGTCAAGGAGTACACGCTCGCCATTTTCCCCGAAGCATTGTTCCTGCAGTCCGGTGCAGACGGTATCGTCACGGATCACTCTGTCGCTTTCGACGGTGCTGGCGTGTGGAAGTTCAACAACGCCGTGCTCACCGAAGAGCAACAGCGTCTGCTCGACGCGAGCTTCTGGCTGTGGCGCGTCGTCTTCAATCGCCCGACGCGCCGTTTCCGTGGCGGCGCCGGTGATGACAAGAAGAACATCGAGACGGTGTCCACGCAGTCGATGCATCACCCCGATCTTCCGGAAGGACATCACATCTACACGTCCGGCGATCCGTTCGAATCGAACATCGACCTGAACGGCTCGGCGTCCTGATCATGGGAGAATTCCGCTACACTCCACAAAGCGAGGTAGCAGAGCGTCACCGGACTCCACGTCCGGTGGCCGCTCCTCGCACAAAGCCCTACGTTCCGCGACAACGGAATGTCGAAGCCGTGCTAACGCTTGGCGGCATACGATATCTGTCGTTCCGCAATCGCGTGTATTCCGTTCAGCCGGTGTCATTCAAATTCGGGCAGCGTTTGGCCGAGCAGTTGGATGTCATCAATGCAATCGCGCAGACACTGATGATCGAGGTCACACCGAAAGAGCGCAAGCGCTACTACGCTGAACTCGCTCGCATGGGACGTATGCTCTGGCCGCATATGCGTCCGACAGGACATGTGCGGCGACTGCTGAAGCGTCTTCGGTTGCTGCATAATCCGTTGACGCGGGACGCCTCAGAGTCTGAGATCACGGATGTCTGCGCTTTTTTCTTGCAGGGCCGGATGACGTCCAGCGTCCAACCGCTGTCGGAAATTCCGGCCCTCGAGATACCGACGTTCTAGACGAACTGCAAATCTTCGTCGCCTTGCGTCCGGCATGGTGTGGGCCGGATGGATTTCCGTTGTCGTGGCAGCACTATCAGTATGGACTCGCTCATATCGGCCGATCGTACTTGCGTGATCAGCTCATGTATGCGCAATCGGTGCGAATGGCGAATGCAGGACCGGATGACTATGGAGAATGGCAGCGAGACATGACGCGTCTGACTGAGGTGCCCCGACATGGCGGATGACTCAAGCGGTGGGACCAACATCCTCAAGCGCATTATCCAGTTGGTGCTCGACAAGACGAGCGCCAAGGAAACGCAAGACGGTGTCGATTCTGTCCTGGATAAAGTCGAAGACCGATTCAAAGAGTTTGGGAAGAAGATCGCCGAGTTTCTCAGCGTTGCATTCCTGATCGAAGGACTCAAGAAACTCGGCGAAGCTGCGGTCGAGCAGGCGGAAGACTCGCAGGAAGCGTGGGATCAGCTGAAAGGCACCATCGACAACGCCGGTCAATCGTTCGACGCGCTGAAAGATCGCGTTCACGATATGGCCGACGCGTTCCAAGACGCGACGATTCATGACGACGATGCCTTTGTGCAATCGCTCGATCGACTGATCTCGCTGACCGGCGACGTTGATGCATCACTGAACAATATGGCCCTCGTCGCTGATGTCGCGGCGAAGTTCTACAAGGGCGATCTCGCTCCGGCAACGGATCTCGTTGCCAAGGTCATGAACGGCCAGACGATGGCGTTGCGTCGGCTCGGCATCGAAGCGACCAGTGCACAATCAGGTCTCGAAATCCTTGCGCAGCGATCATTCGGTGCAGCAGCGCGCGAAGCATCATCGTTCAAAGGACAGATTCAGCAGCTCAGCAATGCCTGGGACGACGATCTGAAATCGCTTGGCGAAGCGATCATCCAGAGCGATGGCGCAACGACCGCGTTCACGGTGCTGCGCTCGGTCGTCGAAACGCTCGGCAATTGGATCGCGAAGAACAAAGACGAGATACGCTCGTGGATCACTGATGGCGTGAAGCACGCGATCGATGCGACGGACGTGCTGCTCCGCGCCACGATCGGCATGGCGAATCTGTTCAGCGGTGGATTGCTAACGTCAATTGGTCTGGTGTCGCAAGGACTCGCGCATCTTGCCATTGCCTACGCGACTGTAAAGGAAGCGGTATCGGCGGTCGGGTTCAAATCGACCG